TATCTTCTTCATGAAGACCAAATCCAAAACACCCTGTATCAGAGTTTGGAGATGATTGATGACCTGGATCAAGACAAATTGAATAACCCATTTATTTCACCTTCCTATATTATTTTTATAAAATTATCTCTTATTAATAAATAACCATAAATACCCAAACCCTATAACCCTTACTATAAGCCACTTTTATTTTTCATAGATTCTTATCACACCAAATCAAATCAAGTTTTGATGTTACATGAATTTTTTTATGTTATAATTTTGTTTTTATAATTAAACACATACTAATTGAGAAAGAGAGTAAAATTAATTACTCTCTTTGTTGTATTTATATACTTGTGAATAATAAATCTAATAGATAGTTTGCGTCAACTGCGACTTAATTATTACTCATAAATGGTGCAATCATATCCACCAATCTAGCTTTACCTAATGTCGTATTAAAGTGCAACCCATCGTCGGAATACGCACTATCAACCCCAATATTGAAAGGTGATACCCCCGATAATCTGTATAAATCCAAAACAGGAATACCATAAAGAGCACATACCTCTAACATTGCATTAACATAGTCTACGAGATATAATCCGATTCCATTTGGCCCATTTCCTGCACCCAAATAATTTCGTTGTGGACTAGTGATAAATTGAAGTTTTGCATTAGGACTTTGTGTAAGTACTCCTTCAATAAGGATTTTTAGACCACCCTTGAAAGATTGCAATCCTGTACCATCACTAATAGCACCCATAGGAATACCGCTTCCAAAATCGTTAGTACAACCAAAAACAGTAATTATGTCGGCTGTTGCATCCATAGCGGAAAACCTCAAGCACATAGCATCAGTAGAATCTCCCACATCATTTTGTGCAATGGTTGAACCACCAATACCATAATTATTAACAGTTGTTAAACCCAATCTTGCACCAACACTAGTAACATATAAATCCAAATATGAAAAACTATCCCCCATTGCGTTCCATTTCTTATTAGCCAATTTACGATAAACGTATGGAGTAACTAAAGGATCTACCGTAGGGTTAAACCCAACGTAACCAGTAACAGTTACCCCTAATTCCAGTTGCATCGTACTTACTTGGGAATCGTTCATCGACAACCTTATAAATGACGCATTTGACGGTGAGGTTTTATTAGCCCCCGAATCCCCCCCACTAATAAATACTTTAGTAGAGGTATACCATGCGAACTGTTGACCTGCAATTAACATGGAATAAGCAGTAGAAGGGGATACAGGAATATAATTACTTGCATTATAACCAGCTAGTGTGTTTAAAGCACCAGTTGTTTTACTTACATACTTACCAATAGTAATGTCGGTTTTATCAAATAAATTTTTACTAGCTATACCGACAACCGTAGGATATTTGAACTTTCTTGAGGTGATTGCATAGTCTGAAATTTTCGGAGCAGTAATTGCCTCATCCATAACTTTTAATGTTGTTACAGCATCGTTCTTTAATAATGTACTGTCTATCTTTGGATAAAAGCTTTCAAATGCAGTAACAGTAGACCCTAATTCTATTTGTTGTGCCGATACTTGGGCATTCGTTATTGACACCCTTAACCAAGCAGCATTAACAGGCGAAACCATATTTGCCCCAGTGTTGCCACCACTTATAAATACTTTCGCGGAATCATACCACGCTGATTGTTGCCCCACGGCGGTAACGGAGTAAGCAGTAGAAGGGGATACAGGAATATAATTACTAGCTGTATAACTTGCATTTGCTGATAATAGTCCGGTTGAAGAACTTACATAATTGCCAGCAGTAATGTCAGTTAAGTCAAATAAATTTTTGCTTGCAATGCCGACAACTACGGGATATTTTTGTTGTCTATTAACTATTGAATAGTCAGCAGGGATAGCATTAATTGCAGTTGTCCCTGCTATTTGTGCCAATAACTCTGGCGTACAATCAGTTGGAGATGTTAATTTATTTTCTTGTACCGTTATCCTAGAATCATTATCAGCTACATTTGAATTAGTTGTATCCAAATCAGTTTGATAGGCTCTTAAAGCAAGTTCCGACGTAGTATCAGCCTTAGATTCAGCAATGTTGGTTACAATTTCTTGCAAAGCACCTTCCACATCAGTCGCATTTATAATATTTCCATTATCAATTAGAGTTACTTTATTGGCACTCGCGCCGACTTCCTGCCATGCTGTTCCATCCCAATATTTATCTTTTGCCATTATTATAGTTCCTCCTCTAGTAAGTATTTTAGATTATCTGGAATATCTTCAATATAATAAACTTTATATTTTCTACAATTTTCTCTATTCGTATTTTCTTTCAATTGTTTTTCAATATTTCTAGCACTAATGTTTGTATCTCTATTACAATGAGTGTAATTTGACCACTTACCAATAAGGTTATTGTCTATATCAAATACCGCGAATTCTTTATGTATACTTTTAATCTTTATTAACTTATCTTGTAGTTTCTCATTTGCAAATTTATCTTTAAATATTATTATTTTACCTTTAACCGAATGTTTTCCAACCTTTTCATGTAAAACATTATTTACACTCTGCACACAACTCCCAATCTCAATAGCCAATGCAGATTGAGAATACATACTCTTTTCGAAATTACCGTCAATATCAAAAACTAAAAATTCCTTACCACCATTCATCATAGATAAATAATCTGCATTATTATCTGTCTTTTTATTAAATTGCCCACCTACCGACATATTGTATCCACCACTATGATAGCAGTCATAAAACTCAATCCAATATGATTCCTTACTATCCAATTCTTCTTGACTATCCGCAACATCAATTGTTGACCACTCAAAAACATCTTCTCCATATTTGTTAATTGCTAAATGAAAAGCGAACTTACTACCATTATTCGCTAAACTAATATGTTCTTTCTTTCTTTTATTCAAATCTCTAATTGTCTGACCAATATATCTTTTATTATTTACAGTATTTAAAGCACAATAAATTATTCCATATGTATTATTTCTATTTATATAAACACAACCTTTCTTAAAATTACACATCAAAAAAGACAGATAAATTAATCTGTCTTCTCGTCTTCTGATTATTTATATGGTATGCATCATACTACTAATTTCCAATCATCTAATATTATTTGTGTAAAAGTTCTATCTGAACTAACTAATTTATCAATAGATTCTACGATTTGTTCTAACAATGGTATTTTATGTCCACTTTTAATCCTTAGAATTTTCCATCCTTGAGACTTCGTGAACTCGTCACGCCTTCTATCTTTTTGTTGATCTTTGTGCCAATGATAGCAATCATATTCTAAATCTATTTTTATATCATCAATAAAATAGCAACATCCATATTAATTCTACTTAGAGGATAGTTTAATTCTACATTATAACCGAAATCATTTAACATATTATATATATCTAATTGTTGAGAAGATGTAGGACATGTTCCGTTCTCATATAGAGTTTTAACTGCTTTTGCTTTAATTTCTGGATTTTGTATTGCTTTTTCAAAACCATATAATGCTAAACATGTTTCTTTAGATTTTTCTTTAAATTCTTCTACTTGAAATGTGTTATCAAAACCATACCTCTCTTGGCATGTATTTACATATTTTTCCTTACATTCATCTGTTTTGGAATAATGATTTACTCCGTATCTATCCATACTAGTTTGTTTTGTTTTATTTTGTACGTCTTTGTTTTGCGAGCAATATTCTACACCATATCTATTTAAATTTGTTCGTTTTAGCTTTTCTTGTACATTATAATTAGATGATGGGCTTCCTCCATAGGTAATCATATTACTTTCTCGTGTTTTTTCTGACGTACAATTACTACAACAATCTTTTGTTATTTTATTTTTCTTTTTCATATCTGTATAATGACTATATTTTTTATTAAAGACTTCGCCACAATAATCACAAACAACATCAATAAAAACATTACTGCCATCTGGCAAATCTAGAACATCTACTTCAAATTCCTCATAATATTTAGTAAATATATACCCATTTGGCTCATAAAATTTACGTCCAAATGGAGACCATTTTATTTTTACTTTTTGTGGTAATACAATCATTAGTTCCTCCTTATTATTTTTCTTTAAGCATCAGTATCAATCCATAGCTGAAATTGTGATGGATTCTCTGGTGCAATTGCGCCAACACTTACTTTTTTTACTACTTCATTAATAGCACTAACAATATCAGTCTTAACACTAGTATTTAAATTAGCTAAAACCCCTACTTTATTACTATCATGATCATCCAACCTAGCTTTAAGATTCGCATACCCAATCCCCAATGAACTAACTCTAGCATTTTCTACCTCTTGAGTAGTTAAACTTCCTGCTCCTCCAGGAACACTTCTAAATGCTTCTACTTTTGTTCCTGCAACAACACCACTAGTTAAAGTAAATGAATTTGTACTAGTCTCAGTATAATTTACTCCAATAATTTGCTTAATTCCAGTAACATATACCATTAATTGATTAACACCAATTAAATATGGAAATTCAGTCAAAGTAAACACAGTTTGATTTGCCGTTGCTGTAAAAACCTGACTATTATTTGCTCCATATCCTCCTGCAAAAGTTAAATCTAATACATATGATTTTTCAAAAATAGTTCCATTATATCTCCACATTGCATTATTTGATGTTGTAGCATCATCTATTACTTGATATGTATCACCAAGAATATTATTAGATGTTGGGAGAGATGCAATTCCTGTAACAACTCCTTTAAATTTTACATATGAAGATGAATATGTATTTTGACGATTATCTTCTTGTAATTCACGAATATTTTCTTGAGAGATTCTAGTTAATTCGTTTGCTTGAACTGAAGCATTAGTTTCATTTAATTCTCCTATTGAAATATTTGCTGTTTCAATAGTTCCATCTAAAGTTCCATTTATAATTGTTGCAGAATCAATTGAATCATCTAAATCTGATTTTAATATATTTCCCGTAGAAATATCTGAATCCAATTCTGTTTCTAAAGCTTGAGCAGTAGAAATGGCTGTAGTTAATCCTCCTAAAGATTCAATTGCTACTAAGCCTGAATTTATCATATTTTGGAGAGTTTCAACTACACCATTTCCATCTGTGCTATAAATTCTTTCAGCAGGTATTTGGACAATTCCTCTACCTTTAAAATTAGCAGTTACAGTTTTGCCATTTTCTGAACTCGCGAAAGATACAATACCATTTATATAATTACAATAAAATGTTGTAGCTATTAATTCACTTGGATTTTTAGATTCTGCGTATCCAGATATTGTTACACCCTCGAATTGATTAGGTAGTTCCGTCAATACTATTTTATTACTTGTAATTACAGATGTCGTGGATAGCGGTACAAATGGGTCAAGGGCACTCCCCTCGCGAAGCTCATACAAAAGTGGATTATTAAATTCAAAAGCCATTTACTTTCCTCCTTTTAATTGTAACATTTAAAAGAGAGACAAAATTAATTATCTCTCTTTTATATAACATCTTTTATATAAAATTTTTATATTATATTTTAAGAACTTTAAGATTTTGCCAACATAATTGAAATAGAATTATAATTATAACTTTTATTCACAGAACGAACACTGACATATCCATCAAGTGTTTTACTCAAATATTCATCTTCAATTTCACTATCTTTTGAATAAATTTTTATAGAAGTTAAAGAATTAGAAAATTTAGCATGAATGTCTTCAATGTCAGGTAAGACTTCTTCGTAATATTTTCCTAATACTATATTTGCAGTTACATTGGTAGATATATTATTTATATATTCTTGAATATCCACTACCTTACTAAAAGATTCTCCATTTGATAATTCTATGCGTGTAATCATTTTAATTAATTACCTCCCAATTGTGTTTTAAATAATTCTATTGTCTAACATAGGTATTGTCTATATATGTTAAAAGAGAAGCTATTTGCTCAGATGTATAATCTCTGGCTGTGGCAACTGCATTATTAGCAGTACCCAATGCAGTAATAGCAATACTTTGTGCGTTGTTAGCTATACTTAACGCATTTGCTATATCTGTAGTCATAGTAGAATTTGATTGAAGCATAGTAATTGTTCCGCTATTCTCAGCTTCATCTATTTCTTGCAGAATTACTGATTTTGCATAATAATAAGCATTAAACTTAGCATTGAAATTAGTTCTATTTATTTCTGTAACGGTTGAAGAAGATAATTGTAAGCTAGGAATATAACTAACTAAATCGTTATACGCAGGAGTATATCCTTGAACATCTGTGCTATGAGGTCTTTGACAAAGAGAACATAATGGTCTATCATAAAGTAAATCTGCTTTATTACTAATTAAAACCTTTTCTTTAATAATTGCATCCCATTCACTTTGTATGATTCTTTTTTCAATTGCATTCAATTTACTATCTTCTGTTATTTCGTCAAACTTATTTCCTACATAAATTTTACCTGCAGATATAATATTCTCTGATAAAACACTTCTTGTAAAATAATAAGTTGTAAATTTTGAGTCGAAAGTAATTCTATCTACATTTGATGTTTTAGTCATATTACCTAAAATTGCAAAATCGTCTCCAGTATATGGAGAAACACTAGATGGTGCTACATATAGATAGTCATATAATCCTATTCCTGCTCCACTATAGGACGATGTATATGCATCTGTATTTACCCCATAATATTCTGCTTGATTTATATAACTATCATACTCTGCTACTATAGCATCCCATATTGGTTTTAAGACTGTTGTTTTTTCATTTTTAGTAATTTTCCCACCATCTGCTATTTCATCTAAACTCATTAATGCCGAAGTAGCATCAGTTTGTGCTTTATTTGTTAATGCTTTTGTTATACTTCCTGCAACATCATCTGTATATTCGGTATAATAAATCCAATCAGAATTAACATAACTTCCACTTAATCTCTCTGCTATACAAATCTTAAAATCTCCACTTGATTGTTGCCTCCATAAATCTTGAATACTATAAGGAGGTTGAGGTGTTGCAACAAATAGTCTTAATTCTGAATCTAATGAACCTTGTGTTCTTGAAGCATTAGATAGAACTTTTATTACATCAACATTATCAATCAATTCCCATAAGTATGAAGAAGAAAATCTATATGCATTCCTTTCAACTACATCATAAAACAAATCCCCTAAATGATATCCTTTAATTGTAGATGTATTCCATTCACTACTTGGTAAATTTGTCAATAAAGGAACATAACCATAAAAATAACACTCAATTTTACCATCTACACTTTGATTTTGAAAATTAGTATTATCTGCATTATATAAAGTATCAGCAAATAACTTTAAAGATGTTGCAATTATTGCTTTTGTTTTAGCATTGTCAATTTCTAATGTAGATACTTTTGCTATAAGTAATTTCTTAGTATCATTTAAACCATCATACAATGTTTGAATAACACTAATTTGTGGAGCAGTAATTGCTTTTGGTACTGATAAATTAATCCAATTGTTTAGTTCTGTTTGCAATGAATTTAAAGCATCTTGAAAATTTGTCTTTTCATTAGGACTTATATTGGATAACCCCAATTTAGTAGCGAGATCAATCAATGGTTTAGATTCTTCAATTACTAAATCTAAATCAGTTCCAAGGATAATAGAATCACTTACACTAATTGTAAATGTATTAAATGAGCTATTAATTTTTAACCCTAATGTAATTATTGCTTCTGCTAATCCAGATATTGAATTTCCTATATAATCTCTTGCAATAACCATTATTTCTTCTAATAGTACAATTTTATTATCATAATACGATGTAAAATAATTAATAAATGTTGAACTTACAATTGTTGAATTTGAATTTAAATCAACTAATATAGGAATAATATAAGCACTTAAATTAGAATATGCAGTTTGATAGTTTGATAAAAGTGTTGCAATAGCAGGATAAGTAGAATTATTCCAATAATCTGCTTGTAATTCTACTGTGTTTTTTTCACTTATAATTGCATCCCAATAACTTTTTACAATTTTCTTTTCTTTTGATACAACTAAAGTAGGAGTTGTTATTACTACTTTTGTAATATCTGCCATAACTATATCTCTATTTGCTTTTGCTAATTGAACTGCTAAAGTTGCTTCTGCTGAAATTAATGTAGTCCCAACAGCAATTCCTTCAGGAATTCCATCCACAATTTTAGTATTTATATCAGCATATGGTGCTTTTTTGCCACTATCATAAAATACTTCTAATGCTGTACCTTTAAATAATTTAGGTATTCCAATAAAAGCAAAAGGAAATCTACCTGTTCCTGTATCTGTTCCAGTCCCTCCACATCTAATCATCGCATTTAATAGATTTTGATTCCATCCAATTGAATTATAAGATGTTAAAGTTACGATTACTGTATTATCTAATGAATTTAATTTTGTTGCTAATAGATTTCTATCTACTTCATTAGAATTATAAGTATCATATAATTGTGTAAAAATAATAGACAAATCTTCTCTGCTAATGACTGTGAGCATTAAACCAGTACCAGATGCTCCACTTGCACTAATATTCTTTTTATTAAGTTTTAAATATCTAGCTGAAGAACTTTGATTGTCTCCTGTTCCTCTTATAGATAATTCACCATCAATTGAATATTCAGCAGTAAGTAAATTTATTGCGTTGTTTAACGCTAATTTTGTACTCATTACTAAATCAAATTTCTTTAGCAATAGTTTTCTTTCTGAAGATTCCATCTTTTTAGGATAAAATCCTGCTGGTATTTTATTTGGTATCCCTACCCACTCATTTAATTCTACTTGTAATCCACTTTCTCCAGTTAATGAGTTTTGATAATTATTTATTATTTCAGAAGATACTGATAGACTATTAGCAATTTTAATTACATCTAAACTTTCGGCAAGAATTTTATCAAAAGATTCTCCTAATGAAACTGATTCAGGATATGTAATATAATTATCTTTAGCAAAAGTTGTAATATCCATCTGCATAGAAGTAATTGCAACGCTAACTTCAAATAATTGTTGATCTACAAGAGTCAATTCATTATCAATTTGTACTTGAGTTATTAATGCAGTTAATATATCTTTTTTTGTCTCAACATTCTTTATTTTTTTGTTTATATTTTCTCCTTTACTTGGTTTAATTATGATTGGGTAACTAGTTTTATCAAACCAATCATCTATTTCGTTGAGAACATCATAAATCGCTCCTGTACTAGAATTGATTTGAACATTTGAATAGGCGTTTTTAGCATTGTTTAAACTATTATAAAGAATATTATCTTCACCAATTATTTCCAACAATCCATTTGCAATTGCAACAATATCATCAGATTCATGCTGAACAGTAGTAAATAATGGTTTTAATATATCATTTGCTTCATCTTCTGTAATTTCACCTACTATAATATAAACATTAACTTGACCTTGAAATGCACTTAATGCTGTGTTTAATTCGGTTATTTGTGTCTCTACATATCTTTTCCCATCATCTTGACGAGCTTTAGACATTGCATTAATAAGGATAGATTTTGTATTTTCTACAGTTTTAAATAATTCAGTTATTTTAATCCTTTCATCCTCTGGACTAGAATCACAAATAATAGCAATTGGATAAGTTTTAGGATTTTCTGGAGTACCTATCCATTCTTCTATTAAATATGCTTCTAGAATATTTAAAGCATTTTGATAATCAGTTTTTTCATTTACATCTGGCAAATCAAGAAATTCAAGTTGAGTAGCAATATTGATTACATCTAATGATTCTGCAATTACCTTATCAAGAGATAATTTTAGAAATTTTGCCTCTATTGCTGTAATCCATCCATCTGCACCAAATCTAGTGATGTCAATACTTAAATTTAGAAGTGAACCATTTAATTCTTCAATTTGTTGATCTGTATATTCTGTAGCAGTTATTAATGATTCATTCCATTTTAGTTTATTTAATTCAATAATATCAACATAAGATTCAGTCCTATAAAGATAATCTGCAATTTTATCTCTAGCAGATTTATTTTTCTTAATATCTGAAATAGTTAATTTAATTTCTCCATTTTCAAAATCAAAACTTGCTTTTGTTATTTTTGCAGAAGCATCAATTCCTAATTGTTCTTGCATAATAGTTACTTTATTTCCAACAACAATTTTTTTCCAATTATGTTGTTCACTAAGAACTTCTAAAAAATTTATAATGCTAATTTCAATTCGTGTTTGAGGTATTTTTCGATTATTCATTTCATCTATTGCAGCAAAATATAAATCTGTATCTAGGATATAACTCTCATTTGACCACTCTTTTTCTATCTCGAATTTTATCTTTTCTTCTAATAATTCTTGTGTAAAATAATTAGATTCGGAAAGATCAATTTGAATAGTGTCAATTTGTAAATCAATAGCTGTAATTTGAGCTTTTATAGGATCAATCTCCAATTGTTTTGCATCTATTAATAATTGCTGTTCCGCTAAATCTGCAAGAAGGGTTGTAACACTATGTCCTAGAGATTTTTCTGATTCAATACTATCATTAATTGTTTTTAACACATCAGTTAATATTTTCATTTCATTATTTAAAGATGTTAATGTAATTTGCAAGGCAGATAGTTGTGCTAATAAATCAGTATGCACTAACGCATTTTGAGATAATGCTATCCTATAATCTAAAATAGCATTGCAAAGCTCATCGCTCATCCAGTCACTATGAGATGTGATATTTCCTAATTCATCACGAATAAATGGATAAAGGAAATAACTATAATCTTCAAGGAATGATGTGTTTATGGGGTTAACCCTTTGTATTGACAATCCATCTTTACCATATGCACTTAATCTAGTACAAAAATCTTGATCATCTTCACTTTGAGTAATTGTACGCAAGTAATTCTTATTAGTAATTCTAAATCCATCATTTATTCCAAATTTATCAGTTTCATAAAAATTTATTATTCTGTTTTCTGTATCAAATTTGGCAAGAATTTTAAATTTATCAGATATTTGATTGTTTATAAATTCTAATTTTGTTCCTGTAATACTTTCAAATGTTCTGTATGTATCATCAATTGATATTGGAAATGTTCCTAAAGTCCACAATGTTCCTTTTAATATTCCATCTGTAGTAACAGTGGTAGTTGTGGAAATACCATCGACCATAGTAGTAGTGTCCCTTGTAAACCCATTCATTATTTCAGATAATTTTACTGCACTTACATTATAATTATGTAATCTCTTGTTGTTTAATTCATTCTCTAAGGATACACAACTAATTTCTAAATAGTCAGAATCATCATCCGCTGATGGAATCGGACTAGTAATTACAAACCATTGAATATAATCACTTAGAACTAATTTTATTAGATACCTATTTCTTACTAAATCAACATGAGGATTACGTTCTATTTTGTGTTCAATATCAACATCAATCTGGCAAGGAATAGAAAATATAAGTTCGTCAAGAGCAGATAAATTTATATCTAATGTTGTATTGTATGCTTCTGGTAAATTACACAATGTTGTTTTGTTTGGTTTACACAAAGATAATTTTGCTTTTTGTATTTCTTTTGATAAATCTATATCTGTAAACATTTATTATTCTCCTTTTTATATAATAGTTTAGAGAAGTTTAAATTGATATTTAAATTGAATTTTCATATTTCCAAAACATTGTATTTGATTAATTCCTCTTATAAAATCTAAAAATACTCCATTATGATTATCATATCTGTAAGTATTTGGAATTGATGTTTGAATATTTCCATATTCATTATTAATTTGAATATCTTCGTCAGATAAAAGAGATGTCATTTTTAATTCTTTCCCTCCATCTGAAAGATTTACTATAGAAATATCTCCATTTCCAATTTTTTGAAATGATATAATTGGTTTACATGGGAAATCACCATTATTTACAAATTCAACGATTGTTCCAGATGGAGGATTAGATGATAGGTCAAATAAAGAAGATAAGAAAATGGGCGAGTAGTTAAATGCATCAATATTACGGAATTGGATATTTATGTAGCCCATTTTCAAATTGTTATGTACTAACTCAGGGGCAGAATTAGCAATTGTATAATATCTTTTATTTGGATTATCAGAAAAATACATTTCTTTATAATATGATTGACAAAGCCATCTAGTAATTTCTTTGAGTTTTTCATCATCCCATGTGTCTAAAAATGCAAATTGAAGATTAAGTATTAGTGGTTTTCTAGTTAATCCTTGAAAAAATGGACGATCATTATATCGTGTCGTAGATTCTCTTATTTCTATTTCTGCTACAAGTGGTTCTGTGCTCATTCCTGGTTTATCTACTGAACAGTTAATTAATCCCATATCTTTAGAGTTTTTCGAATCATACATAAAAAATAAACTTTCTGCTATTGACATTTTACTTTCACCTCAATTTATAAATGAAATGCAGAGAGATTACTTGCTTTCTCCCTGCATTTATTATTATTTTTTAAGTATTTTAACTAAATCATCATAGACTAAGTTGACAATTTCTTTTGCTTGTGACCTAGTAGTTCCTTTAGGTACTGAAATATTAAAAGTTGGAGATAAATTATTAGTTGTGGTTGTAGCAATAGTATTTGCCAATTGTGGCATTTGGAATTGTGGAAGATTAAATGATGGAAGAGATATATTTTTAATATTTACTTTTGATAAAATATCAGAAATTATACTATTGCCACCTATTCCATTAGCATAAGAAGGAATATTTAGCAACTTTACTTTTTTAAGAAGAGATTCTGTTTCATTATGTGGGAGAATTTCTGTTCCTCTAGGTAGATTTGCTATTTTTGCTCCACTATTATCACCAATAAATGTTTTTCCTGAAGGAAGTTTTATTAACTCTCTTCCCTCTTCATCGAATGAAGCAAGTCCTCCTTTATGGAAGGAAGTTCCAGATGCGTTTTGAGGAATATCAGGAATACTATCTGATGCTTTTTTAATTTGATTAATGGTATCAATAATATTACTAAAATTCTCATCAATCTTCTTTGCTTTTGTAACCAAATCAATAGTAAAATCATCACTAAATTTAGTTAATGCAACATTAATTTTAGTAATATTGCCATCAATAATTCCTTGTCTAATTGTTGCAAAAATTGCTTCATCTTCCATAATTGCTTTATAATGAGCATCTAATGCAATTTTCTCTTCATCTAACCTATTTTTTGTTGCATTATATTTTTCATTTTCAGCATTTTTCTGTGATTCTAATTCTTTTTTAATAGAATCTAAAGAATCTTGAAGATTTTGTTTACGAAGTTCAATTGTATGAGAATTTTGCATATCTTCAATAGATGAATTTTTCTCTGCTAATTGAGCTTGAAGTTCTGCTAATTTTGCTCTTCCTTCTACAGACGTATCTCTAGAATAGATATTAATTTGACTTTGAATAGTTTGAGCTTCAGATTGAGATTTATTAAGATTTTTTGTGTAATTTTCTGCATCAGCTAATTTATCAATTGCTTTAATTTGAGCATTAATTGTTTCTTCATATGCTTTTTCTTCTGATTCAAGATTGTCTAATACGTCTTGATGAGCTTTTTCAGCAAGTTTTACTTTATTAGTGTGTGCTTCTTCTGCTAATTCTTTTTCATTTTGATAATATGCTTTTAATGCTGTTATTGCTTCATCTGCTTGAGATGATTGGATGTCTAGGAGGGATTGTTTGAGTTTTGATTGAGAAGTTGTTAAATCATCAACTGCTTGTTTATTAGACATCCATGCTTTTCTTAATTTCTGCATAGTTTCAAATAAAGTTTGCATTGTTTTCTGAACTTCTGCAGTTTGAGAATTAAATTCTGAAACATATTGAGTTGAAGCATCATTTTCATCATTAAACCAACGAGAAGTATCACCAAATGGAGATGATGATATAGCATTGTCTTTTAATGCATTTATTTTGTCTCTTGCAGTAGAGAGTTGTTGTAGTTCAAGTGATTGTGATTGGATTAATTCTGTTGTTTTAGAGAGGACTAGAGAATAATCTTTGGAAGATTTAGCTTGATCTATTTCTGATTGGAGGGATTTGTTGCGTTCTGCTGTTAGTTTGGATTGTGCATTTGCTTCTGCTATTAGAGAATCGGTATTATCTGTATAAGATGGATCAGATAATTTTTTATCCCCAATTTCCGCTACTGCAGTTTCATTAGATTTCCTTGCATTAAAATCAGACATAATTTTTGAAACATAATTTCTTGTTTCACTAGGCGCATATCCACTAATATCTGCAAATGTTGCTCCACCTGATTTGCGAAGTGCATTTTTTACGTTACCGATCCCCCAGTTGTAGGCTGCTAATGCTAATTCTTTATCATTATTAAATGCAGACATCATTTGAGAGAGATATTTTGAACCACCTTCAATATTTTGAGCAGAATCAAATACATTTGATACTCCTAGTTCTTTGGCTGTGAGGGGCATCAATTGCATGAGTCCAGAAGCACCAGATGGATTACGAGCAGAGGCATTAAACCCTGATTCTGCTTTAATTACAGCGTCTATTAAAGTTGCTGATAATTTATTTTGTTTTGCAGATTCACGAATTAAGTCAGCATATGGGCCAGTAACATTTTCTAGAATTTCTTTAGATGTTTTATTTAAGTCTGGATTAGCAGATGCTATTAGATCTTTAGGAGTTATTTGCGATGATACATCTATTCCTTTGAGAGCATCTTCTATTGCTTGCAAATCTTTGAGTATTGATTGCCTACTTACATATTCAGCTCTATTTTCAGGATCAGCAAGAGATTGAGAATTAACTAATTCTTTAGCTTTTTCAACAGAAGTTATACCGCCAACTTCTTGACCATAAAGAGAAAGTTTTGCCAATAATAGTTTTTTAGACTGTTCAAGTTCTTCTTTTTTTTGATCTAAACTTTCTTTATGGGCTTTATTTTTTGCTTCCATTACTTTTTCAATTGCTGATTTTTCTATTGTATATAAACCATTTACTTTTGTCATAGCAGATGCTAATTCAGGATGTGCTTTTAAAAGTTTATATAATTCTTCGGTCGTTAATTTGTGACCATCATTCATTTTTGCAATTGTGGAGGCTAAGTCTTTTGAATCAGAGAGATATGATTCTGTGGACTCTGATACTGACTCTATTGCTTTTTTTACATCTATGATTCCATTTATAGCACTTTCTGCTTTATCAGGCACACCTTCAAATAATTTATCAATTTGCGATCTAAATTCTTCAATATTATTCTTCTCTGAAGTAGCATTATGTAAGTCTTGTAACTGCTTAATTATTCCTTTATCATTTGGATTTTTTGCAAGCTCATCTTTTAATCCTGCAACTTGCTTTTTAACATCTCCAAACGACTTATCAAATTCTATTATATTTTTGCTTGGGAGAAATTTATCTAGAATAGTTTGATTGTCTTTAAGTTCTCCATTGAGTTTATTAAATTCATCTGAAACTTCTTTGATTAATTCTTTTGTAAATTTATCTTTATCAGAAATTCCACCTAATGCTAAACTTAATTTCTCTAGGATCTCAACTCTTTTTTCTAATGTTCCATTAATTTCATATAGTTGCTTATTTTCATTAGTAAGACCAACAGAATCTCCCATTACAGAAGAAATAACGGAATTTACCTCTTTTGCTTTTCTTGAACTACCAAAAGATACTTGAGTAACTGATTCTTCTTTAGATTTTGCTAAAGCTTCTTCACCAGAATTTCCCATTGATGCTAATTGTTCTTTGGCCTTTTTAACTGCTAATTGATCAATTATTCCAATTTGATCTTTATATTTACCATTTATTAAATCTAAATCTTTTGATTCTGCTCCGTAAGTTTTAATAAGCTCATCTTGAATGCCTTTTAAACGAGATTTTGACTCAGCAGTTAAATTACCAGATTGAATTATTTTTGTATATTCTTCTGATAATCCACTTAAAGCATCTTGTTCTTGTTTAATTTTTTGAGACGTTTCTTCTGCTTTTCTAGCATTTTCTTCTTGTTTTTGATTAAATATATCCATTGCTATAACTACTGCCGTGATTGCACCTATAATTAAACCAATTGGATTTGATAAAATTGCTACTTTTAAACCATGCATTGCTAAAGACATCCCTCTAGTTGCTATTGCTGAAGCAATCATTTGTGTTGTATAACCAGCATTAGCTGCCCTATTGGTAATAAATGCCCTAGTACTTGCGGTCAATGATGCAGTAAGAGTAACAGAGGAAGATGCCCACGCAATAATAGATGCGGTAATTTGTGTTCCTTTAAATATTGCTAACCCAGTTGCTACTAATGCAAGAATTGTTGCTAAATTAGCAAATGTAGAAACCAAATATGTTACAGCAGATACCATTTCCTTTATTGTATTGGAATTTATCGTTGATGCCCAAAATTCCTCAGATGCTACTTTCAATAATCCTAATCGACCTGAGATTGAGTCAAGTTTCTTAGCATTCTCATCTAAAGCACTGTTTTCACTATTTCTCGCCATCGCTGCTGCATCAAGTTTTATCTGATATGACTCCATTAAGGCGACGAATTTCGAATAATGATAAGTCGAACCCATACTTTGCGAAACTGCCAATTGTTCCTGTTTTGACATATTCTTCCAACCACTCTGAATTTCAGAAATAAGGTCATTAAAGCTCTTTAACTCACCATTGGCTTTTGAGGTATCAATATTCATAATCTCTTTTAATGCTTTTGCTGTTTTCCCTAATTCATCAGGATTAGACTCATCAGTTCTATATATACGACTCATAAAAGATTTTATGGCTGTTCCAGCTTCATTTCCAGAAATTCCTAAAGATTGTACAATTGCTGCAGTCATTCCCTCTAAATCTTCCATATCTGTATTGGCTAACCTGCTCGCTGCCCCGATTTTGCTGATCGAAGCTACCATGTCCTCTGCTGATACTTTAAAATTATTTTGCACTTCATTAAGGGAATTTAATATTCTCATGGAATCTTTTGCTTCTATACCAAATGTAATCATACTTGTCGTAATTGCCTTTGCTGCCTCGGCAGATGTCATTGTGGTGACGTTCGATGCCATTGTCGCAACACGGGATAATTCGATTATTTCATTTTGATCCTTGGTAATTCTTCCAAATTCTGCCATACCTTGCATAATTTCGACACTAGACTTACCAAGTTGTTTACCAAGATTAATTGCTGAATCTGCCATTTCATTTAATTGACTGGACGAAAAATCGACAACTTTCGACAAATCTGTTAAAGCTGTATCCATCTGGTAAACATACTGGAGGCCATCAGAAATGGAACGAAATGGAAGGTAAAAAATTGTCGCAGCTGCCGACCAGAGACCTAACTTAAAAATATCTTTCAGAAAAGTTGTTCCAATACTATCTGCTGCACTATTAATCCTAGAAATTTCGGCAGTTGCACTTCTTACAGACGTAGTAAGTTGTGCAAATTGTAAATTTACTTCTTTAGCAGACTTTCCCCCAGTAGTTCCAAACCTTGCTATACTTTCTGTTAAGCGATTTGTTTCCGCTATAATTTCTGGCCTAGCAAAAACAGTATCTATCTTGCCAACTTGTAAACTTGACACCTTGTTTTTCATTGTATCTTGATATAATGAAATATCTTTTGGACTTAAAGTTTTTGTGTCAGATGTGTTCATAATTCGTTGTAAATCTTGATACTGTTTTATTTCTAATTTTAAGTCAGCAATATTTTGAATTATTCCTCTACGCTGTTCATTTGAAAGTCCTAAACTACTTTGTTTTACTTGATTAATTGTATTTTCAATTTGTCCATATTTTATATTTAAGTTATTTAAGTGTCCTTCATCACTAATACCAGTAGCAGGAGATGTAAACCCAGATTGCAATCTTTTTATTTGATTCTCATAAGTTTGCAATTTGTTTAATGCTGTTTGATTAGCACTGGCATTTCTTTTATTTTCTGCGTCAGTTAAACCAGTTGTAACTAATTTTAATTTGTTTTTTAAATCAGTTTCTAATTCTAAATATTGTACAGAGCGTTGTTGATCTACTAAATTATTATTCTCTGCTCTATTTTGAGAAGATGAAAGTCTTAATGTTTGCAACTGTAGCATTTTCTCTAATTGAGATATTTCTTTAGCATTGTCAGTTGGATTAACTTTAACAAGTTTTTCTTTTAGTGAATATACACTTTTAAGCAATTGTTCTTGTTGTCTATATGAATCAGCAATTGCTTTTAATCTCTGAACCTCAACCCCTTTTGCACTACTTTGTCCTGTATCTTTATTATATTCTGCTTGTGCTACTTTAAGAGTATTAAATAATTTTGTTTGCTCTTTTAATTCTACTGTGCTAGTTCCAGACATTTTACCTTGATTGTATAAATTGGCAGAAGCAATCATAAATCGTTCTGCACTAATACGCTGTGCTTTATAAAGATCAATTAATTTTCCTACTGCACTAACTTCTTTTTTAACTGCTTCAGTTTTTGTTTGTGCATCTTTTACTACTGCTTCTTTTGCCTTTGCAGAAGCCATTGTAATTTTATTAAATGTCATCTCTTCAATGCCATCTTTATTTGTGTTTACATTTACTTTAAATTTGCTTGTTTCTTTTATTTTTCCATTAAGTCTATCTACACTAACTTCAAATTGTTTTAAAGACGCATCTGCACTACTAAAAACTTGTTTAACTTTTACATTCTCACCAAGAGTTGCAAAATGTCCTCTAATTTTTTCAATTCCGTATAATATCTTATCCATTTCATGATTGGCTTCTCCAAAACTTCCAACCTTAATAGATTTGTTACTTTCTGATTGTGCTTTTTTTTGAACTTCTTTTATTTTTTCTGTAATTAAAGTAATATCTTTTGAATCAATATTTAATTTTACTGATATTGCTTGTTTTATTTGACTAGATAAAGCAAGTATTTGAGCATCTAATTCAGCAGCAGTTGTTGATATTTTTACTTTAATCATTGCGCCGAATTGATCGTTATTATTCATTACATCACCTCTCTTATTTTATTAGGGAATACAAAAAATCCCCTACAAATGTAGAGGGTGTTTATCTATATCTATTGCTATTTATTGCCATAATTACAGCATTAACCAATGCAGAATTCATATCTTTCTGTATTTGCTCAATTGCTTTTTCTAAAAATTTAGACTCTGGACGATTGTGAAAATAATCGGGCGTAGAAGATTCCATTCCGTGCCAACTAAATCCATAATTAATTAAACTTGGAATGTAAGTTGATTCGCCATCAACAATACTAAAATGATGCATTTTATCTGGATCACAAAATACTTTAATTTCTATTGTGTCACCAGTAATTTTAAATGAAGACGACACTGAGTGTAAAAGTTCATATGACCTCAAATATTCCATAGGTTTATACGTTGAGTATACATTGTCCCATATTGCTTCTGTTAGACGCAATTCCCCCATATGCCTAATTGTATTAATTTGCCTTTGCATATTAGGGGAGGATAATATTTTCTGTAAATTTATTTGTGCGAATGCCATTTAACTATTCACCTACTTTATTCCCTTTGCTCCAACCTATAGCGTCAGTTAGAAATTTAAATGAATCAGGAGATATTTTATTTATTTGCTTACTTAATTTTGGAATCATTTTATTTATTTCATTGCTGTCTGGGAGTTTTTCTACAAGTTTACTCAATTGTTTACTAACTACGCCAGCCAAACTATTATCTACTAATTGAACTTGCTCAATCTCTTTTTGTAAAACATTATCAATGAATCTAATTTCTGATTCTGGAATATTGGTTATAATTTTATTAATTATGCCTTTCTCTTTAAGTTCGTCATAAATCTCAACAATATCTTCTGTTCCAATGTTAATTCTAGCATATAAATTCACTAACATATACTCATACGCAAATTCTTTTAAAGTAAAATCAATTCTTTTAATATCTTCTTCAATAATACATATATCTAATATTTTTTCAATTAATATTTTTTTCTCTGTTAGTGATAAATATTTTTTAATGTTTAAATCCAATACTCCAATATCGTAATCATTTTCTCTAATAGTTTCGATTGTTACGCTTGTTTCTTGCATAATTACACATCCTTCTTTATTATTCGTAATATTTTAATATGTTCTCAACATCAATCTTAATTTTTTGTAAATATTTAACTTTATTAATTTTAGATTCTTCCATATTCTTATTATAATCTTCTTTACTCAAAATTCCATCATCGTATAGTGTTTTAGCATTTTTCAAAACATATTCATTTGCTGATAATACCTTATAATTTTCTCCAAAACTATAAACATAAAGTTTAAAACCAGATTCTCTATCATTTGATGCAACTATTTTGGAAAAGTTATCATATTTTAATTCAAATGTCTCTCTTTCTGGAATCTTATCAGCAATTGCTTGATTATATAAACTTGCTGATAATTTTGTGATATTATTTGCACTACCTATAAAAGATGAAGTAAACTCTTTAATATGCTCTTGTTTTAAATTTATAGAAGAAAAAGAAACTCGTTCGCCATTGGAACATCCTACGAGTCCGAGTGTCAATATGATAACCGATAGATAATTTAGTAGTCTTTTCATATTATTATCCTCCTACCATTTGAATTTTATAATTATTACCATTATATGATAAACCATAGGAGGATACAACAAATACTTAAAATTATGTTAAGAATTATAAGATAATATTAATCACACCTTTCATTTGGTTAATATTATCTTATTACTTGTTCAATTGGTTTATTTAGATTACTCAAATAATTATCTAAAATAGTTTCTATATTATCAAAATCCCAATACCAAATCTCTAAGAGTTTAATATGATTCTGTTCGGCATATTCCCTTTTACGTTTATCATGCTCTTTTTGTATTATGAATTCTTCTTCAGATTGATTACTAACCGTACCATCATGATACTGCCCTTGATATTCAATTAAAAGATTAATATTTGGCAAATAATGATCATAAGACAATAACCCATTACCAACCCCACGTAAGTTTTTAAATGTTTTTTGTGGTATAAAGTAATATTGTTTTTGTTTATCAAAATTACTTAATATATCATATTCTTCTTGAATAATTTTCGTCCAATTATTCTTTAATAAAATATTGTCTATCTCTTTTTCTCCTTTTGATTCAGCACACTCTGGGCAACCTCTGCCATTTTTCCTGTTACTTATTTTTGCCATCCATTCATATCCACATTTTTTACATTTCCACCAAACATAATCACCAGAACTAGGGCAATATTGTTCTGGTATATTACAATTATTTTTTTCATAATTCCATTCTTCACAAAGTTTAGGATTTATAATTAATAAATTATAATCTTCAGATGGTAATCTACCAGAACAATAAGGACAACCACTATCATGATGACTTCTACCATTTGGACTTATATTCCATATATGCTTAGGATTATTCTCACATTGCCACCAAACTTCTTTACTATAATTTTCGGTTATGTCCCAAGGTGTTAAGTTTCCATTTTTGGTTGAATGCCATTCAGATATCCAATCTGGTCTTCGTGTGGCAAGACAATTTGATAATCCTACTTGTCTTCCAACACAAACACTACAACCTCTACCACTATGTATACATGCCCAATTTGCTTCAAATATTTCTCCACATTCTTCTTTTAAACATTGCCATTGTAAATTATCATATGTCCCATTATATATGTAACTTATTAATTCAAAAGGTTTATTATTTAATTTACACCATAATTTCATATTTTGTATTGTGTAAGGATTACTTTTATCAAATCTGCGAGGAATATCTCCTTGTTGCATTCTATTAAAATTACCCAAATACATATATCCATTACTATCTTTAAAAATAAGTTGTTGACGATCAACGTATTTACCTGTAATTAATTTAAAATTAGACATGTTATTTAATACTAACCACAGTTTAATATTTTTAATTGTATAAGGATTACTTTTATGAAATTTTCTTGGGATTTTTCCTAATTGAATATTACTAAAAGTTATAGTGTAATAATATCCTTCTTTATCCTTAAATATTAATGTTTGTTTAACATCCATACAATCTTCACTGATTAATTCTAATGGAAAAGTATTAAATTTAAACCATAATTTAATATTTGTAAAAGTATAAGGATTGTTATTTCCAAATTTACTTGGTTGAATATTTTTAATTATTCTACTTAAATTACTGAAATATAAATATCCATCAATATCTCTTAATGTTAAATTAATTTTACTATTTATATATTCTTTACTAATTAATTCATAACCATATTCTTTAATAATAATTTTAACTTCTTCATATGTGTATTTTATATTATTTTTGCCCATCTCTTCTTTTAACCTCCATCATATTTATTACTCCATCATAACATAAACCCACCAACAAAAATATATAAATACAGAGGAGGGATGGAGTGTTCCCATTGAGTTAATTACTCTCAATTTTTATCCTCTGTAAAACTATCAAATTAAACAACTAATCTCTCATACATACTCACAAAATCTTCAGAACTAACTATCTCAATCCCTTCCAACTTGACCTTATGCATACCACTTTTACGATCTTCACTGATAAGATAATTAGCCTTTCCTTCAATTGCCGTCTTTAAAAACATTTCATCGTATGGATCATTAATTTTAGGACATTCTGTTTTTGAAATATCAATAGATTTAGACCAATAAAACATCTCTATCACAAGTTTTAATAAAGCAATTCTTGGTTTTTCGCTACTCATATTTTTAATAGCATATTTCTTAGTAATATAAATTAATTCACCAATAGTATCTTGAGAAAATAATAAATTTAATTTCCTATTGAGAATTAAGTCCAATATATTATTGCAATTTTTATCATCATCGAGCCAAGAATCAAGAAAAACATTTGTATCAACGACAACACTTAACTTATTTCTCATATCTTTTAATTCCTAATGATTTTCTTGCTTGTTTAGAATTAATTCCTTTTTCCTTCATAGATTGCTGAATCAAAGATTTAATATCATTCATACAAGTCAAAGGTTCTGCTTGTTTTTCCACCATCATGCACCTCCTTTTACTTATTAATTCTACCTTTGTTTTACGAGAATATAATTTTCTAACCCTTTTAACCCTTGTTTTCGTTCTCATGATACCACCTTCTTTCATACATATCTTACCATAAAAGATAATCATATGAAAAGCATTTTAAAGGAATCAAAACAATATTAACAAATCAAAATAATCACAACCTAACCAAAATAAACATCAAACATTTCCTAACAAATCCCTTAACCAAACCATCTTTAACTTCCTCACCATAATTCCCACAATCTTGTTCCTCAAACTCTTCACTATAATAATTCCCATATTCCTCATAATAATCAACACAAGGCAGATAAAATAACTTACCCATAATTATACCAACTCACTTTTTGCTATGTATTCATCACCTATATCCTTACTCATCTCCTTATACTTCTTCCTAATCTCCCTCAATATTCTCCTACTAGAACCCACACATCCCTTCTTTACATCCTTCACAACAACAAAACTATCACTACTACCACAACCCAAATCTCTACCTCTCACAAACGATTCTACAACATCCTCACGACTCTCAAACTCTTCAACCATCCACTCTAAATTAAACCCTGCTAATGAATTTAGTTCTCTTAATTTACTAATCTCATTCTGTAATTCTAAATTAATTTCATCACAATTATCACATTCGCACTCGAACCAACTCATAGGATAAGGGGTTGAGTAATAACTCCACTTATAATCGCCTCTGCCAGTTTCTGCGTTGGAGAAAATATTTAGTTTACCACCATAATGATTATTAGAATCTTTAATTACATATGCTTTAGTCATTTATGTAACTCCTCTACTTTAATAATGTTAAGGCCGAATTAATCTTCCTTACATCTATTATTATAGAAGAAATTGTTGGTTATGTCAACATTAAATTTACATAATCTATCAAAAAGTTTTCCTTAATCGCCATTAACTAATTCGAATATATCTTCCATCTTCAAATCTAAAGTATGAGCAATACGCATAGCGGTTTCTAAGTTTGTTCCTTTTCTATTTGCAATCACAGATGATAATGTACTTCTATCTATCCCAATCTTATCTGCTAACCAAATCTGTTTCAGACCTCTCTCATCCATAATCTCTTTTAATCTATTCTTAATTGCCATATCCCAATCACTCCATTCCTATCTATTATATCATAATACTCATATGCTCATCAAAAATCAAAACATATGTATTACGGAGTGAAAAAATAAGTAACCTTTACCTCTATATAAGCATAATATCACACCAAACATATTAATGTCAAATTAAATTTATTTATTACTTTACAAATACAACTTATCCGTGTATAATGATAAAGGAGACACAAATAGAAAATATAAGGATAGAAAGGAAGTGATATTATTATTAGAGATGGGCCTTGAGATATAGGTACATAATGATGAAAATCCCAACAACTTTGTAAGTCATAATAATATAAATACAAAAATAAAATTAATTATAAGAAAGAGGTAATAAAAACATGACAACAATGACAACTGAATTAATGATTAAAGAAGTGGATTTTAATGGAGCTAATATATTAGTAGCTCAAGATAATGATGGTAAAAGCTATGTAGGAGTAAATTGGGTTTGCAATGGAATTGGATTAACCAAAGGTCAAATGCAGAACGAAAGAATAAGAATTCAAGAAGACATCGTACTTTCTAAAGGGAAACGAAATTTAGTTCTCCCTACTAATGGAGGTAATCAAGAATTTTTATGTATTGAACTTGAGTTTCTTCCACTGTGGTTAGCTAAAATATCTATTACTCCAAAAATGAAATCAGAAAATAAAATAGTTGATAATCTAGTAGAATATCAACTCAAAGCAAAAGATGTTCTTGCAAAAGCTTTTCTTCCAGATATTGAATCATTTATTCAAGATTATCTCGATATGGATGAAGATGAAAGAGGAATTGCATATTTTAAAGAAAAAAAGGAAAGAAAATTACTAGAATTACAAGCACAAGAATTAATTCCTAAAGCAAGAAGTTTTGATCAGTTGATTGGAGCAAATGGGACTTTTACATTACTAATTTGTAAACTCCTTTAAATCTAACAACTAACGCAATTGTTGAATGAGAAACTAAATCATGATTTTTTATAAATTCAATCTCTAAATTATTTAATTCTTCTTTAGAATAGGAAAAAGCAATGATTTCTCTACTAAAGTTTTCTTTACCATATTTCTTAATTGCTCTCTTCAGTAATGTTCCACTACCTAAATAATATTGCCAATCTTTACGAAACATTTTTTGTCCTATGTATTTCTTCCCATTTACCATATTTGTGGTCACATACACAAAACCATAAGGATCAATAATTTTTATTTCCTCAATATTATCCATTTTAACATCTCCTTTAATATTTTTTATTCCTTAGAAAATAATGATAAAAGGAAGGCACTAAGGATTGTGCTTTTTGAGTGTACTGCTCTATCCTTTTATATTTGTGTTATTTACAACACATAAAAGACATTTCAGTTAAGAAATGCCTTTTATCTAATGTAAATTTATTTTTTATACACTTTGAACAAAAATTATTTGTAGTCAGAGAATATACAATTCCTGATGCAGATGGAGAAATTGTTAATCGAACACAAACACTTGTTACAAGTAAGGGTATTGAGTTTATTGATAAGTTACTGAAGGAGATTGATTATGATTTGGAAAAGTTTTTTGATTTGGAAGTATAGAATACATAAATAAAATGTTAAAACTATTAAGGGACTCTATCCCACTAGAGTCACTATCCTTAATACAATTGACATCTTAATATTTTAAAAATAGCAAAGAAAGAGTGTGATTATTGATGACAATGACAAAACAGCAATATCAAACCAAGATCGTAAATCGTATAGTGTTCAAAACTAAAATCACTGATAAAAAGACGATCCAATCCATGAACAACATAGCTCTAGAGGATGTAATGTTCTATTACATAGATAAAATGGATAATCCTACATCCCTTATGGAATGCCATAATCAATTCACATGGATTCGCAAATATGCGATGCCCTTAATTAAGAAGAAAAGTGAACACTCTTCCTATCTAAGAGAGATACAAGACAAATATAAAGAATTCATAAAAATCACAGGAGCATTAAACACATCAGATTTCACACCAGAACAGTATGATTTATATGAATTATATCTGAAGACAATAAAACAATACGAAATTATATTGAAAATGTTTGAAGACATGATAATTAGATGCTCGTTTAAAATAGAAGATATCTGTGAGTTTTATGATAAGCATAATTTATCTTTTCATGACTTTTGCCAGTTGATTAACATGAATCCTATAATAGCTAAACAAAATATAAGGGATGAAGAAGATGATGAAAAAGAACATAAACATTATAAATACTTGTTTGGTGGAATTGAGAGTGATAGGTCAGATAAAGAATGGAAACAAAATAAATCTAATGATATGCCATTATTTCATTTAGTACACAAGAATTTTATATTGATGCTTAATAGAAATAAGGATCTTAAAGAGAAAGTTAATAATAAAATTATGGACATGGGATTTGCTGAACATGCTATGGTGATTAAAGAGGATGAAAATGGCAATAAGACATTGGAGAAATATTATCCTCCATTGAGAGTAGTGGAGTAAATATAATACTTGTATTATAGAGATTCTACTAAAACTAGAATCTCTTTTCTTTAACCAATTTTTATTACAAATCCAATCTAATCCACTCTCAAACCTCAAATCAAAATCATACCAACAATAAATTCTGACTCAACACAAACATTCCTCGCGCTTCTCATCACATTTTTACACAAAGGAAAGACCCTATAATCAGGTCTTTCCTTATTGATATATTAAACATCCAAATCAATAAAATAAATTCCATTCTCGTTTATAAATACATAAACGTACAATTCGGCAAATATTTCCTCAATGCAATTTTATCTGCTTCACTAATCAAATTATTCCTCAGATTAAGATTCCATAATTTCCTCAATCCTTTTAATGGTTCTATATTGCTAATCTTATTAGAAGTAATTTCTAAACTTTGCAAACTAGTTAATCCTGATAAAGCACTTATATCACTAATTTGATTTTTATGCTCTGCAAGAAAATCTGGCAAAAAATTGCTCAAACTTAGAGTTCTCAAATTTGACAAATCTTTTAATGAAGAAATATCAACAATTTCATTATTACCTAAATTAAGTATTCCTAGTTTTGTCAAGCCTTTTAATGAACTAATATTACTAACCGCACTGTCATATAAAGTAAATTCTGTTAGATTAATTAAATTTTCTATCCCACTTATATCAGATATTGAATTGCCACTAGTTATTGATAATTTAGTGATTTTTTGTACATCACTTGTGGTTATATCACCAGTTGGTTTGTTTAAACTATTTCGTATTACTTTCTCGAAATTTACATCTGGAAATGTAATTACAATAGGAATATCTATAGAATCCCCGTAAAGTATAGTGCATTTTGGCAATGCATTAGATAATGAGATTCTATCCACATCGCTTATTTTATTCCTATAAAGTTCAAGCCACTCTAAATATCTTAATTTTTTCAATGATTCAATATTACTAATTTGATTATCATTTAAAGTTAGATATGTTAAACTATTACTTAAACCTAATAATGGGTCTGTATTACTAATTTCATTAGCAGACAAACTAAGATATTGCAAATTATATAGTCCACTTAAAGCACTTAAATCACTAACATTATTATACATTAGATTAATATTTGTTAAATTTGTTAGTCCTTTTAATGGACTTATATCACTAATTTTATTAATGCCTAAACGAATTTCTTTTAAATTGGTTAATTTTTCTATTCCATTTATATCAACTATTTCCATAGAGTGTACATCTAAAGAAGTAATATTAGAAACATCGCTCTTCATTAAATCGCCACTTGGTTTATTGACTATATTTCTTATTGCATTTTCTAAATTCTTATCTTTAAAAGTAATTATACTATCAACTTTTAGAGTACAGGTGGA